TGAGCGCAGCCTTCAGATATCTTCACACAGGCATGACCCTGTTTCACTACCTCATGCCCGCCATTCAAGGCATACGGACCCGCCACGGTCCGTGCCTTGATCGGGTTACTAATGTAATCAGCCCACTCGATTTTTGTTTTAGCTGGCATGACTCACCTCAGCAACCGCAGCTCTGCGTTTTCTGCTGTCAAGGAATCTCTCCAGTGCGGCTTCACCCATCCACCAGGTACGCTTCTGTTCGCATAATTCGCACTCAATATCGTGCACAGTGCCCTCAGGAAAGCCAATCGTTTTGACTTCAGGCAATAAAACAGTCTTATGATGTTTTGCATCGCCAACATTGATCGTATGGCGAAACAATAACAATTGATCCACCATCCGACCATCAACCTCAATTCGCATCAGCAATCCTAGAACATGCCCGCTCGCCTTGCTGCAAGTCCACAACTTACCAGTCCGTCCGTCCAATAAGATACCGTCCATTCTTTTCTGCTCCTTTCTACACTTCGTCTGGATAATGCTGAGCGCTGCAAACTAAAACATACCCAGGGATCATCCACTCCGCCTCGAAGATCATCATGTCTGCCACCTCGAAGCCGTTTTCAACACCTTTTGGTAGCATCGCCATATAGGCGTAATCCGCCTGCAGCCCACTATGTTCCTGAAAATAAGTCCAGGCATCCTTGATTGCCGTCCGAACATTCGGATATCCAGCCAGGCACCATAAAACAGCCAGGCGCTCAGATCCACCTTCTAGCTTCAGGTGGATCAATCCGCGCATGGGAGACTCGATCCGAAAATGCCACGCACCAGCCTCTTGACTCACGACCCCATCACCGTATTTCGGGGAAAGGCAGGGGATAGGGGAATTGCTCATCACATGTACACGTCGAATGCCATCCATGCCAAGGGAGTTGTCGATTACGAATTCATCACTCACCTTGCGCCTCCTGATCAACAAAACGATAATTATCTTCAAGCCAGTCATAAACTTTTTGATCAACGGGAAGCCAATCGACATAAGGCATTACAAAATGACCATCTAACCACTCTTCATAGTTGTCATCAGTGATATCAGGTTCAGAAATACAGCTGACATGAACTCCGTCCTGATCAGCTTTAATGCCATCGTAATCAGTAGTCCAAGCATCGATTTCCAGCGTGAGCTTATCTCCGCAGATCGGGCATCGAAATTCATCAGGCACTGCAGGGACTTCACCCATCTTGAGAGTGATCACTTCATCACCTCCACTGACACATAATTCAGCACCCACACCCACGGGTTAGACTCCCACGGATACCCACGCTCGGCATTGATCATGTCCCAAAGCACACTGTAATTCGCCACATATGGATTGAGCAACACACGCGAATAATGCTCTTCTTTTTCCGGTGGGTTTTTCCAAATACCACTTACGCCTTCAGCCTTTGCATCATCACGCGAAATATCTTGCACACGTTCAACAGAGATGGAGGCATATTGATATATAGACCGTGCAGCTTCCTTCGGCATGAATATGCTAGTCAACACATCCTTCTTCCACCGCCAGGTGATAGGCTCACCGGTCAAGGCATGGCGAACCATCGTAAGATCGTCTCTGTAATACGCTACACCACCAAACCCGTGATAAAGCGGCTCCCGCATGTAGCAATAATCACCAGCTTTTCCATATGGACAGGTATCCATAAATTCAGAATACGTGAATTGATCAATCGTGCCGCTTTTCCGACGTTGGAAAATATCTTCCTGCCATTCAATCTGCGGATCAATCACACGTCTGGTCTGCCACTTCAACCCCTCACGGTTCGCCGCCCGCATCTTCGGCTTGAACACCGGCATCGCCCGCATCACCTCATAAATATCACTCTGAATCATCACCCACCTCGAATGATTCTGATAATCAACGCTCGAACGGCAATCCGCATCTTGAAACGGAATATCCTGAAGTCACAATCAAACCAGGCTCGAATTGGTATTACTAGAAAAGCATATGTGACAAAAATACATGCCATCCAAAGTGGGACTGTTGGAAATTCTTTCTTGAAATCATCAAACAACTCTTTCCAATACATCACGCACCTCGCACTTTCATAAATGACAAATAGACCCGGCTTTCCAATTGCTTTGGCGGGCGGCATACGTAGGGACGGCTACGCTCCAGGAAAACATAACCGCTGGAGATCAACGCCTGCATCACTTGTCCTGCTTGGGTCTCAACGTCCTCAGTTTTTGCCCACACCCGCACGCGCAAAACTTCCGAAGCCGGTTCAGCAGGCACATTGGAGGTGTCATTCCACGCTCCCTGGCTGCTATCCCAGATTATTCCAACTGCTTCAAGTGCTGCATACATATCATCCTGCTTGGGAGTGGGTGGGATATTCTTTTTCAGCGCTACATTTATCGCCGCAGAATATTTTTTCGTCATCTTAGCCATCACACACCTCGCTTTCCCGTAGCCAGGTCATAAGCTTTCTGCACCTGGTCAAACATCACAGCATCACCACCGGCATCCGGATGATGCAATCTCGCAAGCTTGAAATACGCCTGCTTGATCTCATCAGTGCTTGCTGAAGGATCCACACCCAGCACCTCCCACCACTTGCGCGTCTCCGGATCTGGCAACGCCATGTAACCAGCAAATGCCTGGTCGAGCGATCCCACGCCCCAGCGTTCCTGTCCGCGCAGCGCCTCGAGATGCTTCACGATTGCCCACAGATTGTCCTCAACCGTTTTGTACTTATCACAGGCAAAAACGATCGGTTTCTTTTTCCAATCGAAGTAAACCGCCACACCAGGATCATCCGGCATACGTTGGTTGCTGTATGGAATGCCATCATTCCGCACCCGCAGATTCGTAGAAATGATCATGCTCGATCCGCGCATCAATCGGATCTCATTCTCAAGGATCCGTGCGCTGCTGATGATGCTGTGCTTCCCGAACTGCGAGCTCTTACGGTCAAAATATTTGGTTCTTCCCCAGCCAACAGGCCATGAAAGGGGATAATTGGTAATTTCATCGTTCATATTCATCTCCAATTATTGACGGTTACTATTCATCATCATCCACGACAAAGGCGCCCACGATCTGAGCAGCCGCTTCACGAGCCTTATCCATGTCGCTATCCTCAACCGCCTGCTGCATCACCGGTCCCAGCTCACCGTTCAACGCCGCGGTCACCAGATCCCAAACAAATGCAAATCGTTTCTTGTTCGGAATCGCATCCAGCCAGGCGAACGTCTTATCATCCCTGGCATTTACACCGCGCTTTCGCAATCCTTCAATGCGTATCCGCTCACTGGGAATTGCGTCGTGCGGTCTGCCTCTTTTTGGTAAAAGTTGATCGCTCATTTTTCCATCACGCTCAACTTCCACAGTCCGCGGGCAATCGATAGCACAGGCAGGTTCGGCACATACGCCTTCATCCCAAATTGCGCAGTCAAGGCATCCTTCAACAGCAACGCACCGCCGCCTACGATGATCACCTTCACAAAGCGCTTGAAGCTCTGTCCCCAGCGACGCTCGATCTCACCGTTCACTTCACGCGCCCAGATCGGCAACGCCTGCTTCATCTCTTCGCGCATCCGCCCGGCTCGCACCTTCTCATCCAACTCGCCCAGGCTCCAATAACCATCACGGTTCAGCAGCTCCAACAAGCGGCGAACTCCGAGCGTATTGCCAGCCGTAAACCGTTCCACCGCGCCACGGTCCTTCACCACCAGCAATTCAACTGTGTTGAATCCAACGCTGATCACACCCACTTCATCAAGCATCGCATCAGATCGATCCGCCAAAATGCGACCAGTATCATCAAGCACGAAATCGAACAAAGCGCCCACCGGCTGGCTCGTCAATTTCACCTGTCCAACCTCAACGGTCATCGCCTCACCATCCGCCGTGAATTGGTGCGTTCCCTTCAGCCAGTTCTTCACCCCAGCTTGGTACGTCTTCGCATCCGCGCCCATCATCATCTGCAGTGGCAAACCAACCATCAGCGAGAGCGGTCGGTCGAACTTGCCATACGTGCGCTGGAACTGCGCCAGGCTGCCATACAACAACGCCCGCATTTCAGGTGCGCCGGTCAGTCGTTCAAAGTCCAGGTTCTCAACCGGTCTGCCATGTTCATGTGCGCCTTCACCAACATAGAACGAACCATAGTCCGAGGCGATCTCCATCGGGCGGCGCTTCGCCTTCAAACCCAACATGCCTTCATAATGACCACGTCCATTTGCAGATACCTGGCTCACCACCTGCAAGCCTCCGCCTGCGATCTTGTTTACTTCACCCTTCTTCACACCTGGCACATTCCAACCGCCGCAATACATCTTGTTCGCGCCCATGCCCAGGTCTTCGCCGATGAAAATAAAGTCGTTGTTCATTTTGTTCTCCTATAGTTTGAATATCGATTTTTTGTCGGTTAAATATTCTTCAAAAATTATTGACGGTTAAGAATTCATGCCCCTCCCCCATGAGCAGAAACATGAGCGCCCGTTTCATGACTCATATTCAAAGGTGGATCGATCACCGGCGCAAACACGTATGGATGGGGGAGTACCTGTTTCTCCTTCCATGCCTGCAACAACGCCAGCCCCTTCTCATTGAATTTCAACCGTCCGCTCCCAATGCTATTAACCATCTGCTTTGCCTGGAACCAATTACGCAGCCGGTAAATAACAGCGCGTGTCAATGTCGTGCCATCGCCTTCCCAGTTATTCACTCCCAGCGTCTCACCCTCATCCAATACGCGGCAGGTCAATTCCGTCAACTGTTGATCGGAACATGGCACAGAATAATTTTCGATAGCAACATTGCCTCCGCCATGATCCTTCACGATCGATACAGGCACTTCATTCTGATTTTGTTTGACACTCGCTTGGCTTTTCACAAGTTCTGGCTTCAGTGGAATCAGATCCGGTTCATGCACAGCCTGAGCGGGCACAGCACTTCGAGGCTTTGCTTCATCTTTGGGTCGCGCAGCCAACGCGAACAACCCAACCCCCAGCAGGAACACACCCAGCGCACCCAACACAAATAAGCGGACAACGAAATCAGTCTCACCATGCTCTTCATATATCTTCGCATCAGTCATCGCTTTTGATTGAGTCGGTGCTTCCTTCACAGCGGTCAACTGTCCAGCTTCCAATGCCTGGTCAATCGGCACCTGCGTATTCACGATCGATTGCTGGGTAGCTGTCAAAGGCACCGATGTCAAAGCTGCAGTCGCGGTCCACTGGTTAGCCTGAGCCGTCCATTGATTCGCTTCAGCGGTCCATGCCAATTGCTGCTGTATCCGGTCTTTTTCCTGGGCAGTCGCCTGGGTATCCAGACGCCGCGCCTCATCCGCCGTCGCCTGCGCCACGATCGCAGTCCCCTGCCAATCCACAGTGGGTGATGGGGTGATCGTGATCGTTGCTGTAGCGGCTGGCGTCACGCTGCGCTGTACTTCCGGAGTCCCCAGTGCTGCAGCCTGCACCGCCAATGGCGACCCACATCCAGTCAAGACCAAAGCCGTTAGAAGGAAAATCATTTTTCTCATAGTCATCACCTTTTTTAATGAACCAAATGAACGAAGATGAACTTGCCCCAGCCAAAAAACGTGCCTGTCTCTTTTATCCATAGCAAATAAAAGCCGTAAGTAATATCTAAGTTCATTAAAGTTCATCAGGTTCATTAATTTGTATAACAATGTTCGCGTAATCATCATCAAATGAAGCAAATGAACCTCGATGAACTGAATTTTGGGGGCGGCTGATGCATTTGTTTTGTTCAAAATTGCAGAAACCACGCCCAAAAGCCAGAAAATCAATCCAAATTTGCCTACAAAACAAATTGATTCACCATGGCGCAAAATACGTTCATTCAAGTTCATCAGGTTCATTCCTCATCCTCCGGATCGAACATAGTGCCCTGTTCAGCCTGCCCTGTGGGTTGTATGTTCCCTACAATGGGAGAATCATCCCGCATGGCAGCCCGCAGCTCGTCTGTAAGCCCATAGCGCAGCTTCGCCACTTCCAATTTGTCCTCATCAAAGATGATCACGTAGCCCTTGCCCACCCGGTGAGCTGGCAGCATCAACGTATCCTGGCAAATATCCGAGGTGGTCTTGGTCGTCAGGCTTTTGCCACGGCGTTTTTTCTTATCATCCTCGTCCGCGCCTTCCTCTTCTTCGCCGAGATTCATTTCATCCATCTTGATATTGGCGACCACCGCAATATCTCGTGTGAAGGCATATAAAGCATTGCCCCATCCATTGACCGTTCCACGGTGTAGATACTTTTCATATTTTGGATCTTCTTGAATGGCGATAACCGCATCCAAAACGCGTGCATCCAATCCCTGGGATCGCTTCAAAATGCTATGGTGATAAAGCATCCTTGCGAATGTCTCAATATCCTTCAACATTTCAGGATCATCTTTCGCAATATGCTTGAGCGGTCTCATCACCTCGTTATGGCGGGTGCTGATTGTGAAGTCAGTCATGCTTTCATCAATTTGGAATTCATCTGCTTGCCATTTTTCTAAGCGCCAGCGTAGTAACTTATTCACGACTGATTGCCGCTCTGTATAGAATTTTGGAGGCAGTTCTTGTGGTATCCCCTTTTTCTTAAGTTCAAGAGGACTATGTTGGCTCATTTCAAAGGTAACGAATCGGTTCTCGGTCGCATCGTCCTTAAATCGACCGTACATCGTCACAATCTTGGGACCATATACAAACGCCATTTCACCGCGTTGCCTGCGTGTTCCATCCTGCATCAGAACTTCCACCATCTTCCAAACTTTGCCGGTCTTTTTCTTGTATCCCACGTTCAGCAGCACGCCGCGATCGTCGAATTTGTCGCTGATGTCCATTTCATCCATGAACAGGGTCCCGCGGAACGTATCGATTGCATCCTTATATGAGGCAGTGGTACTGATACCTGTGGAGATGATCAGCCGATAGCATAAATATCCGATCCGCAGCATGACCTCGGTCTTGCCTGTATCTGTGCCGCCGCGTGCTCGCATGTAGGGGATCGCCGGAAAACAGTCATATAGGTAGGTCAACATCACGTAATAAGCCGCGAGCTTGTAGTGCAGCGGGTTATCGAAAAGCACGTACCGCCTCAAAAACAATTCGATCTCTGCCGCCAATTGACGTTCCTTCACCAACTCCCCCAATCCAGTGGGGAACATCACTGCCCCTTCGATGATCACTGAATCAGGTTCGCGTGGCACATATCGTATGCCGTTGATGTCGATATATTTCGCTGTCCCAAACCGACCTTCGGGGTTGCGGTATGCGAACATCGACTCATTCTTCGATGGGTCATAGATGTATTCCAGCAGCCACCCTTTGCCATCTTCGGTTCTGATCCACCCGCCAAAGGTTTCGAGGATCTCGTTCGTCTTTCCATCTTCATCCTCCACCTTTTCTTTGCGAGCAGTAGCCAGCAGGTTTTTGAATTCACGAATCCCGATCTGCAAAGCATCAGAAAATGCAGTCCTCAGTTGTTCCACCACCAGGCGATCCTCGATCCGTGCAATAACCTCGATGACCCGCTTTGTGGATGTGATCTTCTCTGCGCTGCCAAAGCCCATCTTGCCTGTGGCGCTTGCCATCTTCATTACGATCGGTCGCGCCTCATTCAACGCCTTGCGGAATTCTTCCTTTTCCTTGACATCTTCCACGTTGGTGTCTTTAGCCCACTGCCTCAGATCATTCGCATCTTTTACAACTTTTTCTCTGCCATCTGGTCGTGACCATTTCTTTTCGGGCCAGTCGATGATCCTCGCCATGCCACCAACGGTGTCAGCGATCGGGTAATCATTTTCCTTGCCTGTGATGGCTTCCTTGCCTACGCCGTCACGGTCATATGCCAGATACATTGTCTGATGTTGCTGTGCCAGGCGTGACAATTCTTTTTGTGTGTGTTGGTTTGACCAACCCACACCCGCAGTTGCCACCGCCGAATAGCCATGAATGCCAGCCGTGACCGCATCCATTTGACCTTCGACGATAAGCAACTCAGTTGCCTTGTTGTAATAAACATGGTTGTAATAAAGTTCTTTTTTGCCGCCAACCAGTTCATTGGGCAGGTTGTAGCTTTTACGTTCTTCAGCTTCGCCGCCTTCATTCACCACCTCATCGAAGGGAGGGATATTTCGACGGCTGAAATATTGCACCGCCCCGCCATGTATGTGAGGGAAGATAATGCCTGGCACGCCTAGCATCGATGGAATGCGTCCATTGGTTACCCAGCGCCCTTTGGGTTGGATGCCATTTGCATTGCACCAACCAGTGACCGCCTCTGCACCCTTGAATGTTTTCCATTCCTTCAGCCCAAGTAGCGCAACAGATGCAGGCGCATCGAGCGGAACACCGCCCGCCGCCAATGCCGCCGCCATCTCCTCATAAAATCGAGCAGCAGCAGTCCGATCCAGTCCACGATCCCCGCCTCTTCCACTGAAGCCCAGACCTGCACCACGATGGATGATCTTCTTACGACCAAGCTCATCTTCCTCGCCATAAGTCACCAGCCTGATCACGTTTTCATCAATTCCGCGATCCTTCATATAGGTCATGGCTTGATCATCTGCCAACAGCCATTTTTGGAAGATCTCTTGGGCAATATCAAAGGCATTCATTTGCACACGGAATGCCAGGCGTTTTTCAGGGTCCCGTTCTTGCGGTTCCCATTCAGGCATCCCGGCTTTTTTTGCCAGGGTCGCCAAAGCTCCCATGAAATCTGTGCGGTCGCGCGTCTCAACCCAGAAGATCACATCGTTGTATCTTCCGCCGCCATAATCGCCATTTCCATTCCAGGCAAAACGCTGACGATCCAGATCTACGACCAATCCGTGTTCGCCTGCACCACGTTTGGCGCCACGCGTCCATCCACGTCCGCTGTGGCGTTCCAATGCCACCGTCTCTTCGATGACATCCTCGATCCTCACCCTGCGCTTCAGTTCTGATACGTATTCTTCAATGCTTGTGTATGCCATATCTCCGTCCGAAAATCAGATTTGTTCAAGACCTTTTTCTAAAAACTGCTCAGAATTTTTCAGGCACCGAGCCTGGCGTCCTTGCGAAAAAAAAGAAGTGACCGACCCACCCCCCTCCCTTCGCCCCATTCATGCAACATAATCCCATGTTATGTTGCATGAATTTTTGACCGTCACTAACCTTTTTTGGGAGCGCCGCGCCTGCCCACCAAAACGCAAGGAAATGGGCAGATCACGAATCTTCCTACTACTGCTTTCAAAGTTGACGCGCGCCATCACACCTTCTCCAACTTCGCCAGCGCAGCGCGGACCTGCTCACCGATCACAGCCACCGCCTTGCTTACTTCTTCCATCTCTTCGATGGCAGGGCTCAACAGATCGTCCAGCCCGGTGCGTTCCTTTGCTTGGCGTACCCGCAACTGCGCTAGGGGCACCGCAGTTCGTATCGCCACCAGCTCACCGCCAATGGACTCCAACGCAGCGCGGATCTCTGTATCCCGTTTATTTGCCCTGCCGCTCATCGAGGACATCCTTGATCAGCTTCTTAAGCATGACTTCGATCTGACCAGCTTCCACATCCTTGCGTTCGAGATCGAAGTACCGATCAAGACCATATAAGCCGAAAACGGTAAAGCCAGCCGAAATGATCACAATCCACATCGTTTGCAGGATCTCGATCTCATCCCGATCCATAAGCCACAAACTAAATGGCACCATGATCCCCAACAATCCCAACGTGTATGCCGCCAGGCGTGGAAGCTTCCTGCGGATCAACATTCGCCAGGGGAAATAATGCAATCCCAATTCCACCAGCACAACAATCACGACCAATTCCCTCAGTTCCATCTCGAATCTCCGTATGAAAGAAAATTGCCGCGCCGTTTTTGAAATCATTAGCAGCAGGAGACCGGCGCGGCAATTCCTTCCTATTTACCTTTTGCCGCCTGTACGGCTTGATGGAACACGCTATCGGAAGCAAGAAGGATGCGACCACCGAGGATCTCCATATCTGCTTGGTCATCCTGGGATAAATTGGAACTATGGGCTGCAAACGTGATGCCGTTGATCAGTCCTGCACGTGTATCTCGCCCTTCTGTCCCTACAGCAACGTTGGTTGTTACAACATCCGACCATCCATATTGCTTTGCCAATCCGCTCAGCACATCTGTAAATTGGGGTATCTTCTCGCTGTCCGCCTTGATCATCTTGTTCAATGCATCAGCCGCGATCGGAAATAACTCCGCAATGATGGCTTTCAGGATTGCCATCTTCGAATCTCGGCTGCCACGGTGGATAAACTCCACGCCTCGTTCACTCTCAACAATGATCGAATTCGTGCAGGAGTGACGTTGCAACATTGGGAATACGCTCAATCTGCGATTGCCAATTTCCCCATTCCCGATATAGACTCCAATTCCCCATCCACCATCTTTGCGATCTGGATTTGGATTCACGTTCTTCCAGATCATTTTCAAATGCAGGGTGTCCGGAGTCAAATTTGGACGCACCAATGAAAACTCGCTGCTTGGGTTCTGTCGAACCACTTCTTCTGCAATTTCAACAAGCTCAGTATTGCCAATATTGGTATAGCCTTTGCTCAATACTGCGCGAATTTCACCTTTATATGATCGTACAAACCAACCATCTGATCCAACCGGTAAAGTTTTGACATGATCATTCAAAAGCGTTGCGCGTCGATCGGGCAATAAAGCTGTTAGATAATCGTTTGGCAGGCTTTTATTTGATCCTTTTCCAAACACGGCAGGACCCAGTTTCTGATAAAGCTGCCGTGTTGCCCACTCTGACATTGGCATTGGTGGCACTCCACCAAACAATGTGCCTGGCACCACCATATTTGCGTTCTTATCAAACGTGAACGACTCTGGCTGACCATAAAAATCAGCTTTATCTAAATCCAAGGCGCGGGCCTGTTCCAGGATGGTATCTATGGTTTCTTGCGTTTGTGTGAACATCAGTTTCTCCTTTTGGTTATCTTGACTTGTGGCACCACGCTTCCGCGGACACGTGTCCACGTTCCAAGCGTGATGAAATCCATAAAGCGGTCAAATGCCGCCAAAACAAACTCCGCAAATCGATCTTTTAGATTCATGCCATCGCTTCCACCACCGCGCGGATCTGCGTCCGGCTGGCGCGTAAGTAGTTCTTTTGAGTTGTCCGAAAATCACGGTGTCGCATCTGCCTGCGAGTGGCATCAGCCGCCGCGTATTGAGAGCCGGTCTGTTGCAATGCCATCCCATAAAACTGGCAGCCCATCGAAGCCCGCAGATCGTGGCAGGTCACATCCACTTTTGCCTTCTCGCCGATCAACTTCAACCGTCTGCGTAACTGACCGCCAGTAACCCGCTTGCCATCCCAATTCACAAACAAAGGCGTTCCCCCATCATCTTCCACTGGCTTGGGCATTCGCTCGATCCACTGCGATATCAACGTCGCCATATCCTCTGCCATCTCGATCTTCTGATCAGAACCACCCTTGCCGCGTACACGGATCTGCAGGCGGGCGAAATTCACATCATCCACGTTCAGCCCCTCGATCTCCGAGATGCGCAGCCCGTGGGGGATACCCATCAGTCGAAATGCGATCTGATCCCGTTCGCCCAAGGTGACGTGTTTCTCGGTCTGCCGCCTCAAATGGGACATTGAGCCTGCCACCGATTCGAGAGCCTGGTATTCATCTGGGGTCTTGTCGCGTGGTTCATATTCCGTGACCTTGCGCTCAACACATAAGGTCACATCACCAATGCCCAGCCACTGACTCATCAGCTTCACCGTTGCTAAACGACGGTTGAATGTCGCAGGTGCAACCCTGTTCATGTCCATCCATTCAAAATAAGACTTGACCAATGCTTCATTCAAAATGCCAGGCGAAAAGCTCTCCCCGTATGCCTGTTCATAAAAACGATCCAGATGCCGTGCATCCTGCAAATAGGCATCGATGGAATTAACGCTCAGCGTTCCGCGCTTGCCAAACTTGCGATGATCACTATGCAGCCACGAACCGAAAGTCTCAACCCAATGCATGGCAGGCGCAATTTGTAATGTTGCGAGATTAATTTGCTGTAGCATCACCCGCCTCCGATTTCCCATGAACTGGGCAGTTAACGCCATCGCAATGAACCGGATCAGTCCCTGTGCATATAGGCTCAAGCAACTTGGATATTTGTTCGTAGATCTTCGAGTAATTTGCCCAGGTATTGAGTACCGAACAGTTGTAATAAGCTTCCTGTGTAGCCGGATCGATCCCCAGTTCGGCGTTCTTCTCAGCGATCCACTCTTTGGTCTGTCTGCCCCACGTGGTAGGGCGGTAGCCCGTTTCCCCGTACATAACGTAAATCACTTCATAGGTCCTGCCATCGAAGCTGCTCAATAATCCGCAGATCACATAGTCTGGCATTCGTGGCGCTTCACGGATCGATGTAATAATATTGGTTGATTGGTTTGTCATGGTGTTCTCCTATTTGTTGTTGAACGGCAGCCAAAGGAACATGCCTAAAATGCCAACACATATGGCTCCGCCCAAAATACCGATCGCGTAATCTTCAGCGTCTAGTGTCCGCACGGTGCTTGCGTACTGCATAGAACGTGCTATCAAAATCACAATGCCAACAACTGCCATGAAAAAGACAGTTTCCAAAATTTTAGGGATCCGTTTCCAGATCCATCGCTTAAGCGCACTCTCATCATCATGGTGAGTGCGCAAATATTCCATCTCATTGCGCCGCTCACGATTTATTCGTGCGGCATTTTCAATTTCGCTTGCGTCCAGGTTCTTATCACCCGTTACGATCTTTAGCCTATATGACATGGTTATCTCCTTCTGGTTGCGTCCCTGGTAAGGGACTGTTGATCACTATCGATTGGTTTCCCTTGCTCTGGTGTGCATCCTGATCAAACGTGTGAAACGCGGACCAAAAAGCACACCATCACAAAAGGAGGAGAGAACGAACTTGCCTGCTCTCTTCGGCGGGAACCACCCGCCTATTGGCGCGACCAGGACTCGAACCTGCCTACCGATAAACGCCGCCTCCGGCAGCATCACGCCTTCCGAACAACGAAGCCATCGCCTCGTGATTCACGTTCAAAACTCGTTCAACGAAAAATCCCACAAATCAAAAACTCGGGTCTAAAATCTCTTCAGAGACCATCGCCTCGGTCTCCCGTTCAACTGAGCGTGGTGTCGCCCGTCCCGACTCTGCGCTCAGTTCTTTCAAGATCTCATCCGCAAGCCATGCCAGCGTTGCCCAATACGCGTCTCGCTTATCATCTGGCACCTGCACGAATTCGACCGTCACTTCATAGGTCCACTGGCTTCGACCTTCTCCGATCGTCCCAGTGGTGACTTCCATTCGTCACCTACTGGGGTTGTGCAACTTTACGAAGGTTGAAGGCGATCACGCCACTTTGAACTAGGTCTGGATACATGGCAGAAATGATCTCAATTGCCCACGAAGCAATCCAACTATTGGGGTAGGTGGCAATGCATTCGAATAGAAGGCGTAAATCGGGCTCTCTTGGCTTTTCCTCATCCTCCCATCTCGCAACGGTTGCATGACTAACATTTGTGTTGATCAATTTTTCATTGATTGCGTCAGCAAAACCACGCAGGGAAAGGTTCAATGAATTTCTATAATTTTTGGTTACATCGGGCGTTTTCATTACGTTGTCCTTGTATTTACGTTATAGCGTGAAAATGTGTAACACGGATTATACATAGTGTTGTGAATTTGTCAATCCCGTGTTACACAGTCTCTTTTGTTATAAAATGAGTGAAATGGCAAAATCTGATCCCCCAGCAAATCCGTTCAAGGAATTTATCTTCACAGCCTTCATCGAGTGGGAAAAAGCACAGCCCAATCAGAGGTCGAATTTTTCTGCCTTTGCCAGATGGTTATCTGACAATAAATATGGAGTGACCTTCAAACAGCAGTTAATCAGTGATTGGGTTAAAGGAAGATATGCCCCTAAAGATGAACTTTATATTTTGGTCTTGGCTGAGAAATTAGGAAAAATAGTCTACGAAGTATTAGATATTGACCCCATCAATCCACTTCGGATATTTGTCCTTCGCAATTGGGATAAGGCTCCAAAGAAACTTCAGATCGAACTGGCAAAACTACTATCAAAATATACAACTGACCCCTTACCAGATGAATTACAGGAAAACACCTCCACCAAATCAAAATGAATGGGAACGTGCTCCCATAGATATAAAACTATACATTGCATTACGGCTCTTTCTCGCAATTATTTACCCTTCCATTGAAAAAATTGCGTTACAAGTTTTGCATCGTGTAGATCTATGGTTATTTCCGCCTGCGGCATTTTTTGCCGCCTACAATCTTGCCATTCGAAACTTCCCAGATCATCCCATTAAGATGATTGCTGTCCTCAGCACCGCTTTCATGTGTGCAGCTCTCGTGCTGATGATCATCCGTCCTCGCAACATCAAATGGATAAAGGTGCGCCGATGATACTGACCAGGCGTGAAAAGCATGTCCTCACAGTCGCCGCCATCGTAGCCTTTATTTTCATATTTATTCCCCAACAAATCCTCAACGATTGGGAATATGTTTATCTTCTATGTTTCGTCGCCCCAATAGGGTTTTACATCGCCACTGATCCAGAACGCATCAAAGGAAAGGGAAAATAAATTGAATAAACAGACAAAAAATAGATTGCTTATAGTTGGAATTTTCATTGCTGGCTTAATTGGCTTTTGTATATTTTGCCTTGTTACAAGTTCAGTCATAAACAAATTTGGGCTTATTCCAACCAGTGCGCCATCTCAGATTCCAACTGAGCTGCCAATTAATACCGAAACACCATCAATAGGCTCTCAAGATTACCCATTAGTTGTATCCACCCGTTTTGATGTATTTAAAGAAACATGGACTGATTTTCTTATTCAAAACAATCAGCTTATTGAAGATATAGCAATAGCCAACAATAACGATTTCTATTTCAAAACCCAATCCATCATATTCAATTTAGAAACGCGCGTTTCTGAAATGTCTTCAATGAATGGTGTGCCAACTGAATACGAAACTTTTCACAAGACCATCAATGAAATCAATCAGGAAATGATATTACTTGGTCAAAACTACAATTTGGTACTCGATAATCAAGATCAATCGGCTCTTTCAGCAGCACAAAAAAATATCGATAATATCAATCTGTTACTTGAAAAGGCTGCTTCTGAATTGCAATCTGCAAAGCCTTAATTTGTAAATCGCATTTAACACCATGTCCGACCTTCGCCTCGAACCGCCTCCCTCCACACTTCCCCCAGGCTCCACCGTCTGGGCGTACCTGCGCGATTCAGGCGGACCCACCCAGGATCGATCCGTTGAACAACAACGCCACATCATCGAAGAATACTGCACCAAATGGGGGCTTGTCCTCATCCAACCGCCCTTCGAAGACGTCCACAAATCAGGCACCACGGTCAACAAACGCAATGAATTTGAATACATGATGTCCCTCAGCGCATCCAAAGCGCTGCGCCCCAAGGGATTACTGATCTGGAATCACGCCCGCTTCAGCCGCGGCGGTCCCTACGATGCCCAATTCTATAAATCCACGCTTCGAAGCCGTGGCATCATCATTCATTCCCTCACCGACAAAATACCTGAAGGAAAATTCGCTCCCGTCATCGAGACTCTCATCGATACCTCGAACCAACAAAAAGCTGAAGAGGCAAGCATGGGTGCCTGGCGCGGTCTGCGTCATCTCGTCAAACAAGGTGCCGTGCCTGGCACACCGCCCAAGGGCATCAAGCGCAATCCGATCACCGTCGTATCAGAACAAGGTGTAGAGCACACCGCCCACCGCTGGGACCCAGATCCACGCTACGAACACCGCATCCTCAAAGCCTTCATGATGAAAGCCGAGGGCAAATCCCTGGCACAGATCCACCGCGCCACCCATCTCTATAGCCGCCAAAGCGGGTACACCTCCTTCTTTCAAAACGTTATCTATATCGGCATCCTGAAGTTTGGCGATCTCGTCGTTGAAGATTACTGCAAGCCCATCGTGCCCCGCGACACCTGGGATAAAGTCCAAGCCATCATTGCCGCCTACGCCAAACGCTCCAGCACGAAAAGCGACCTGTATCATCCCCGCCGCGTCAACGCCACCTACGCACTCTCCGGCATAATCAAATGTGCCCGCTGTGGGGGAGCCATGAACGGTCTCACCTCACGTCAGAAATCCGGCTCCGACTATCGCCGCTATCGTTGCAACAATTCCAAACAGGCAATGGAATGCACCGCCAAACCCATCCCCGCAGCCTTGGCAGAAAAACTCGTCATCAAAAGAATCGAAGGCTTCTTAAGGGATGAAAATAACCTGGTGAATCTCTTTACCCAATTCGCATCTAACCAGGCAGACTACAATGCCACAGCGGATAAAGCCATCGCCTCCCATCGTGCCGAGCTTGCCACCGTCCGAAAAGCCTTGTCCAACACTGCCAATGCCATCGCCGAACTGGGCGGCTCCGCCACCCTTCTCAAAAAGCTAAAGAACCTCGAAGCCCAAGACGCCGAGCTCACCGCCAAGATCCTCGAGCTTGAAAGCCAAAAGACCGAACCCATCAAAATCCCAACTCACGCTGAAGCACGTGGTGCAGCAGAGCGCATCATCGCCAATCTACACTCCAACGACCCCGTCCACGTCCGTCAAACCCTTCTCAGCCTCGTCTACCAGATCCTCGCCGATCGCCACGGCAGGCAGCTGGTCATGAAAGTAGATCTCTACTTTGATAAAAAAAAAGAACTGACGTATAATAGCCCTACTGTGCTTACATTACATGCCCCTGTGGGGGCACCTATCTATAGACACAGTCTGCAAATCGAATATCTGATCCAAAATCCAGGCAATCCTCTACCCGTAAAATAAAAAGACCGTCGATTTCGACGGTCTTTTTATTTTAATTGATCACATCTTGGTCATTGACCATATCCAGCAACTTCAACGCAGCCCTTAGAGCATCCTCAAGCTGTTTTTTTGTCAGACTGGGAATCCCCTTGCCCTTATGTTTCGCAGTTTCAGCTATTAATTCTTCCTTCTTAATGGACTTCTCAGGATTTGAGAATTTGATCCGCTTGCCTTGTTTAATGATCATAGCGCAGCTACCTCCAAACTGAACTCGCCCCACTCAACCAATAACAAACCAGATGCATCGCTGGATAGTTCAAATTCGCCATACCCATCAACTCCTATATTGATCGAGAATGGTTCAGCATTAACCGTTATCTCTTGGGTCGAATTCGGAGTTGCGCCAACTACGTATACAGTTACAAAATCTATTCCATCAGCGGCGATGATTGGAGAGACACCACCCAAAATCCCCAATTCGGGTGCATGCTTCCAAAGGCATGTATCATCGTCGAGCACATAATTGCCTGCAGGCTGGGGCGGAATGAACGCATCCCGCACAGGATCATAAACATAACCTATGCCAGCAAAATTCTTCCTAAACGGAACACCACCCTCAAGATGATTTCCGCCTTTAGTATTATAGGATGTCCGCTTGCATGGCTGCCCGCGGAAATCTCCATACCATTGCTCCCAATCGATGCCATCATCGCCCTCATCTTTTCCGACGATGATCTCAGTCACAATATTATTGACGTCTAAAAAAGCATAATATGCCATGATTAACTCCAACTCACGTTGCCAGTGCCTGCGGTAATCGTAGCTACCTTATAACCACCGGATGGCGCACCTTCGGACCCGGTCAAACCAGCACCAATATTGATGGTGTATGAAGCAGGATACTTCAAGATCACAACTCCAGAGCCGCCATTTGCACCTGAACCACCACCACCACTAGCACCGCCGCCACCGCCACCGCCACCTGTGTTGGCGCTTCCTGCTGTGGCAGTCCCCTTATTCCCAGCACCGCCGCCACCAGCACCACCTGCACCAGATTGGTTTACACCTCCACTTTCGCCCTGACCGCCTCCACCGCCAGCTCGAGTAACCGAAGAGCCCGTAATAGATGATGCCGATCCAGCACCACCTGCACCAGCAACAGATCCAGAGGCACTACCTCCCACAGCCCCTGCACCACCGCCGCCTCCACCTCTGGCATCGCCACCACCACCTAAGTTTCCCGCACCGCCATTATTGCCTTGACCTCCAATGCCTGTACCTGGGCTAGATGAATAACTACCACCACCTCCAGAGCCGCCATTGCCACCAACTACACCTGATGTGGGTGCGCCTCGACCACCACCAGTAGCGGTCACTGTTGAAAATGATGAGTTTGATCCGTTTGCGCTTGATGTACCTCCAGCACCACCTCCACCTATAGTAACTGGATAATTTGTGGACGGCACTAAACCGGATAAAGTCCCTGGTTTATATCCACCACCACCACCTCCTCCAACACCAATTGAGCCTCCAGCACCACCTCCCCCACCGCCGCCTGCGATAACAAGATACTCGACATCAAATGGACTTATTTGCCCATTAACAGTATCTAACTGTCCAATCCCGCTTCGTAATCGACCGCGTTTTGCTTGACGTGTCATGATGCACCTATGGGGTAATGCGATTTACGTTCGCGGAAATGCACAGCACATTTGCAACACTGGCGAACGCGCGAATTGCCAGGTTGTTATTAATGCGTACTCCAGCCTTGACAAGGTAATCCCCAGCCTTGGAGGGGACACTTAATTTAATCTGATCATCAGGCGATGCCACTCCGCCCCATTCGATCGTAAGATCAACCGCAGACGTATGATTATTCGTCACCCAGATCCAAACTTCGTCCATTTGGGTGAGGCTGTTAACAGCGGTATGTATCAACGTGCCTGGTGTAGCCGTTGCGACAATTTTGATTTGCTTGCCATTTACTGACCCGGACGGAATTACTGCTTCGAATGTAGCCATATTAGCTCCTTATGAAAATATTTGAACTTGTAAAACATCTGCCCCACTGCCACCCACTGCGTTGATTACTGGGTTTTCAGGGTCAGTGTTATCGACTGATATTCCCGTGCCAGCCACAACCGATTGAACGGCAGCTGCGCTGACGATTGGGTTTTCCGGGTCTGTATTGTCAACTGAAATATTATTGCCAGCCACAACAGACTGCACGCCGGTTGCAACCGCACCAGGGATCGAGACCTGAGTTCCCCCCGCTTCATTCGTGACCGTTACACCTGCGCCAACAAAGTTGATTTTGGCTCGCTGAGGCATGTCAATGCCTTCATCCTGTATCACATGACCATCGACACTTGCTCCCGTCCCTGCAGGAACCGTGTAATTGCCTTCACCATCGAGGTATTCAGTGGGGTTACCTGATGGTGGTATTGCTGCAGCTTCCAGATCACCAATGCGCGTTTCATGATCAGTGATCGCTGCATCTAATTCGCCGAGCGGTGCATTGAAGGTTTCCGAATCCGCAGGCGGTTTGGCAGGTGCTACAGGAATTGGTGTATGGTGATTTTGTGTCATAAATTTCTCCTTATGAATACGCTACAGCTTGTACAACGCCACGGATCGTGACCTGTGCCTCGATTCGGGCCGTTTTTGCGGTTGCAGTGGTAATGGTGATCTCATTATTTTCCTGTGCTGGTCGAAAAACATCATCAACCAGATCTGCGGTGATGTCGAGTTCGAACCAGCCATTTCCAATATCATCCACATTGCCATTAAGATCCGCACCACCGTTTAGCTTGATCACGAGATTTACAAGCGCGAGGGTGTTTGCCCCACTTTCCTCGAAAATCCCATACTGCATGGTTATATTTGGGGTCAAATCATGTGAGTGTTCTGGGATCGTAACGTTGTGTGTATGCGGTGATATAGTCACTGTATGAGTATGCGCCGGAGAATCAAGAGTGACTGGAACAGGACTGATACCACTTCCACCAGAACATCGGAAAGATCCACTGCCGTAATATACTGGTTGACCAGTAGTTCCATTTGCGACAGGCACAAAGTGGGCGTGATCTCCACCGCCAGATGAAACAGAACTTCCTCCACCGCTTGAACTTGTTTGAGTTGAGCCTCCACCGCTACTAGTGGTAGTACTTGAACCAGCTACAGATTTCACGGTGCTCCGCAGAGGTTGAATCCTGAAGCGCATCACGGCACGCTGGATCGATGTATATTCATCGCCCAACCAAAATCGGAATGACGCACCTTTCGCATTATCGAGCTCGTCACGATACGTGAAAGTATCTACACTAGCTCCCAATTGCTGATGCGCAGCCAGAACACGCGCATTCATGGACTGGCTTGCAAGGTATTCTTCGTCTGACATTGGCAAACGATCAATCGTAGCGATGACCACGGATATTGTTTCGATACCCTCGGCTGTAATCTCTCGTTCAGCCTCAACGATGTTGAAAACACTATTCAAGTCGTAGACAATAGATTCATTCGCTCTGCCTCGATACACCAGGTGCATGGTTGTGCCAGGCTTGAGGATCTGACCGACATTTGCCAGACCGACCCGGTAGAACTCCTGAGGTTCACCATAGCGTCTAAGATGCTCTACAGATGCCTGCAACAGCATATTGGCTGCCGCTTGCATATCCGGAGTGGTGTTACTCAAGGGACCTATATCCTTGAAATCCAATGCCCGCTCGATGCGACCATAGGTTGCTTCAGCGTCATCACGTTTGACGTAATTGAGAGTAGTGTCTACGGTGTATCCAATCGGTGGAGTATCAGTTGCTGCAAATAAGGTCAGAGATGCGCCACCATTGCCAGATCCCCGCGGGATGACGCGTGAGATCAGTTCCACTGCATCAGACTCTTCCTCAAGGGATGTGATTAAGGCAATACCACTCGCTGTTTCGGATTTGACTGGATCATTGACCTGTTGGATAGCTCGTATACCTGAGGTTTCAAAGTTAGATGCCGGTCCTATCCATTCCACATTACGCCCGCTTCCAAGCCTCCAATGTTCGCCCGATCGCGCGGAGATTCGCACGAGAGACCACAACACTGATTCACCGTCGAACCCAGCATAATAATTCGATAGGGTCGTTCCATCTGAAATTGTCCAACCGGCAGGAGCAAATGCCATGACCTGTTCAGGGGCATCACTCACACCAGCTCCACCAATGCCAGATAGATCGAGGGTTCCAACGGAACGATAGGTCAACTCACGTGCCAGGTCATTACCTGATACAACCAGGATCATCGATCCATCTGGTTGGATTTTGCGCACGATCTTTTCAATAACGCCGCCACCGAAAATTTGAACAGTTCCGGTGTGATCAATATATCTGCAGATTGCCACACGCTTTTGCGCCAGGGCAGAAATGTTCGGATCTGCCGCCGAGACAACAAAGGAAAACTCACCGCTTGCAGACAAACGGTCTGAGTTTCTGAAGCTCGATGCTCGCAGCGGACCCTTGCCCATCTTCCCGCCGGATGAATTTTCGATGTCTATCCAGAAGCTTCTAATTTGCATTAGTACCAACCTTCGTAATAACGAAATTCAACTTGCTTGCCTGTTCCACCGCCGGTGAATGAGATCGTTAACTCATTGTCACCAGCCAGGAACGAGAACCAGGTTGCGAGATCAGCGGTGGGGGAGATAACCAGATCGTTATAAGCATCTGCACCATCATTGGTGATTTGCATCGAGCCGGTGTCTATAACCAAATCCGTATTTGCATCGACCGTTCCGCTGAAGGTAATCGACTCTCCATTGGCTCTAGCAATTGTGATGTTGCTCATGGGAGATGCCCCTGCACTGATCGTGATCTCGATCGCGCGGGTTGGCGCTCGACCTGCATCGGTCGCTGCACCCAGGGAGATAGTGATCAACGTCGGGCTTGCTGTGAGTGGATAGGTCTGACCACTGTTAAGTGACAGACCAGTATTCAAATATTCGCCATCATTCAAATACCACTTTCCGCCCAGATCTCCACGCCAGAACGCCTCCTGAGTTTCAAAGCGCAATTCGATCTTCTGTGCAAACCCGTCTCGTTTTGCTTTGACCTCTTTGAGCCTGGCATACATCCAGTGAATGTCACCTGTGATCGTTCGTCGATACAAACGATCTCGTTTGCCTCTTAATGCAAGCAACTGTAAATAGAGATTGACTGCTGTCTCATCCGAATCATCGTAGATCGTGATGGTCTTGACACGCTCTACCACGCCCGGGTGTTTTTGCAGACTGCCGAAGTTGTCGATCGCACCACCTTCAGGCAGCGGAAAATATGATGTTGGAGTTTCACCAGATCCGATATCATCCATCGGATCGTAGTACTCCAAACTGACGAGACCAAAACTGATCAACCTATACATTACCCACCTCCCATGGATCTGATCTTCTTCAAGACGGCCTCACCGGCAGCCTGCCCAACAGCCTGGGGATCCTTCGCCCCACGTGCATCCACGTAGATATCTCCAACGCTGATGCTTTGACCAGATCCTCCAACCGCACCAGTTGCAAGGGCAGGAGTGCTCATGCCCATCATGCTGGAGTTCAATTGTGGCAACCCAATACTGGACACTTTCTTGAGTGCATCATTCACACCGAGTAAACCAATCTCCCATGGAGTGGGGGAGCCAGGGGTCATCCAGCCTGGAAGTTTCATGGTGTTTAACTTGCTTGCAACATTATTGAGCCACGTGGTTACATCTTTTAGAGTTGTTGATAGGTTTTTGAATGCACCAACCACTTTCTCGCCGATCCATTGAGCGATAGCCTGCACGATCGGTTGCAATGTACCTTTCCAGAAATCTGCCAGGGCTTTGAATTCTGGCATCAGTTGGCTTGATAACACGCCAAAGACTCCAGCCAATGCGGGTTGTAGGACGTTCTGCCATATCCCTGCCAAAGCAGTGATTACCACACTGAAGACGGCACCAAGAAAGTTACCCATTGCCATGAAGAACGGGAACAACGTGCCATTCAGCCACGACCAAACGGACATGATCGCTGGTAAAAGGGTTCCCGTCCAAAAGCCGGATAATGCTTGCAGCGCAGCGGGAATATTGGTCGAAAGCCAATTCCATAGATTTTGCAACATGGGCTGCAGCACAGCCCACACAGCCATGACCTTATCTTGGATACCTCCCCAGTTATTCGTCCAGGCTTGATATAAGAGATAGGCTACAGCTGCCACCAACAAAATAATGGCAATTACTGGTGCTAGAGCTGTGATGGTTGACACTGCAGCAGGAATAACCGTGGTGTAAACGAATGCCGCTATGGCTGTGCCAATTGCGGCCAGTATTGCGATCACAACCCCTTGATTGTTCTTCAGATAATCAACAAACTTGAAAATGTTGTCAATCAGAATTGGCAAATATGCTGCGCCTTGCTGTGCCAGCCAAACGATGCCATTCGCGATCGCCATAATGCCATTCTGGATTTCGGGCTTTGTCACGGTCTCTTCCAAGGTTTTAAGCACTGAATTGACAGAATCCATCAATCCCATGCCAGAGGGACCTAACGCCGCGGTGATCCGGTTTTTGAAAAGCGTCCAACGCTCTCCCCAGTCCATCGTGGCTTCAGATGTTTCCATGATCTTGCCATCGGCATTGTCCAGGGCAGTGACCAGGTCACCAAGCTCAAAACGATTTTCACGGATCGCCGCTGCCATATCCGGACCGGCACGTGCTCCGAACACATCCATTGCGATCGCAAGAGCTTCACTGCCATCCTTGGCATTCTTAATCTTGTCAAACGTTTCCTGCAGACCCTGCTGCAGTGGAATATTCTGACGGGCAAATTCACCAGCTGCAATGCGTAGCGAACCCATCACCAGTTCTGTATTGACCCCTTCCTTCTCCCATTTACCCAGCAAGCCAATGGATTCTTCGAAGGAAAAACCAAACTGGCGCATTGGCGCACCGAACTGCACCATGAGCTGCATCAATCGATCTACGCCCGCGCCTGTATTCTGACTGGCGACATAAACCTTATCCAGCGTTCCTGCAGTGTCTTCATTCGCGATACCCCAATCGCCAATCAAGCGCGTGAACGCTTCACCATTTGCCATGAGATCCCCGCCGGTGAGGCGAGTTAACTCAAGTAACGCGGCAGAGGTTTCCTGCAGTACAGGACCAGTCAATCCAAGCCGCTGGTTGAGAATGCTGACTGCATCGGCTGCATCTTCAGCGGATGCAGGGACGGATGTAAAGACTTCCTCAAAATCTGCTTTCAGAGCTTCGAGCCGTTCTCCGGTGGCTCCCGTTTGGGTTTGGATGCGATCGTAGGCAGCATCGAGCGTCTGCCCTGCGTCCCAGATCATCGATGTGATCGCAACGATGGCAGTTGCGGCAACAGCAATACCAGCGGCTAGTAAAGCGCCACCAGCTTTGCCAAGTGAATCCAATGCAGATAAGGCTTTAGGCTTTGACTTGTTAATATCGTCAACGAGCCCTGCCATATCAGCAGCGAGATCCAGTACCGCTTCACCTAATGATGAGTTACTTCCTGTCACGATTCACTCCAATGCCCATCAGTCTCAATATCGCAGGAGATGCGATCTTTGCCTTTTGGACAACATTTGCGTTGGCTTCCCGAAGCCATTGCTTGATAGATGTATCCTGCGCGTCTTTCTTTGTGTGAGGATACGAGACCACATCCGCAAGCATTAATTTCAATTCTGCCTGTCTGGCTGGCAGCCGTTCAAGATAGATGTTGATCGCTGCTATTGGCATCGATGCCACATCCGCAAAGGGCAGCCCATACCAGAAACTCAGCTTGCTGAAGATTTCACCCCAGTCACTTTGCTCAGTGCGGTCTCCAGGGCTTTTTTTCCCTGAGTTTCCTCGATGTAGTAAGTCAAAACGCGCATCTTGACCATAAACTTCATGTCTTGCAACGGCAGTTCTTTGCACAAAAGCTTCAGCATGTCGTCGATCAGTTTCTCGATCTGTTTGGCTGAGGCATCGTCCATATCGTCCTTCATTTGGAGTTTGCCAGCTGCGATCTGCAGCTTTTGGAATTGGACGGCATCCTTTGGACTGATGGCTTCCATCTTGAGCAATTCATACTCTTGATCTTGCCACTTCACCTTTACGGCTCGAGCTTGACCAAACAGTTCGTCCAAATCCAGGACTTTTCTATCATCTGACATAAGACCTCGCAATCAGGCAGTGACCAGCATGATCACTGCCTGTGATCATATTTATGGGTTACAGAGCTGCAGCATCCTGATAATCGTACTGACCAAAACGATCCTCAGCATCGACGGCAGATAGATCTTCCATCGCCTCGAATTTCACTGGGATGAGAGTCTTGCCCTCCTTCTGATATTCGGTCTCGACGTCGTCATCCATGAAGCCACGTGGGACATAATATTGACCAACGAAGTTCGCGCCATACGGTGAATCACCGCGGAACAATAGCGCGAATTCTTCAACAACTTTCCCGCGGTAGTTTTTCACGGCGCGTACACCGATCGTGCCAACACCAGGAGGCGTATCGGTGACCGAGCCGCCTACCACGTTGACATAGTTTTCGAGGGTGGCTTGAGCGAGGCTGGTCTCGACAGTTTGACCTTCTTCGGTGCGGTGCGCTTTGACGATGCCCACGCGCTGATCCACACGATGTTTCTCGATGGTCTGCGTTTTGGTGATCTTCACACCGCCGTCGGTGACACCCAGCGATACCCAGTTCCCGCCAGGTGTGGAACCCAGCGCAGGCTTCGCTTCCCCTGCAGGGGCAATGAACATTTCACCAACACCAGTTAAGAGTTCGTATGCTTCCATTGTTTTCTCCTTATTTGAGGATGGTTACAAATCCATCGCGTTCGTACTGCTTCGCGGTGGCTTCGTCCATTTCAACGACATCACCAGCCGTGCCAACACCGGTGATGGCACGTTTCGGATTGATCCGCACCTTCACCGTCTTGCCTTTGTTCCAGGCTGGGCTTACTGCTTTGTTTTCTTCAGGTTTATTTTCCACTTCTTATCTCCTAACCGACCGCATCTTCTGCGATCATGCAATCAAAAAATACGACACCGACATCCATCTTCAAGACCTCGTCATAAGGGATGGACAGCCCGCTAGCAGGTTTGAAGTAATGCACTAGCGCGGTCTTGCTGTCGCTGATTGCCACTGTGAATCGTTCGTTATTTCGACTGAGCGCAATCAGATCACGCCACACAGCAACGACCTTGACCTGGTCATCCGCATAGATTCGGATCTCAATTCGCGGGGTGGATACCGGCACATACAGATCAGGCGCACCACTATCCAAATGCACACTCACACCTGTCTGGCTCTCCGTCCAACCGCTGCCATAGCGGTGCTTTCCAGCCACACGACCAGAAACGCTGGTCAGCGCAGTCTTAAGCCAGGTGATGACGGTTTCAAGCGGATCAATGATCATTTTTCTAACCTGTACTTTTTCAACACAGCGGGCAATTCAGGCTTTGTCTCTTCGTTGGCATCTGTTATGAAGTGATAGCCTTCGAAGGAGCCTTGCATGCCTTTGTAGCCTTTTGACCAGCCTTGGTGGATCGCCATTGCGTACACGAGACCGCTTCCAACCTGTATCGTGATGCGTTTGCCATCTACCATCGCATCAAATTGCTGATTGCCACGCTCGGGTGTTCCAGGACCAGGCTCCACATCATCACCACTCCAGTTATAGTCAGGTTGAGCTGTATGGATAGAACGCTGCAAAGTTGCAGTTATAAGACCATGACCTTTTTTGAGCTTTTTCTTGGCACGACCTTCAACACGCAGACCATACTCGCCCAGTGCCTTCGCCACATTCTGAGCAACCGCCTGCGAGATCTCTTTGCCGCGCCACTTCTTAATCCGCGCCATTACGAATTCCTCGTCAACGTCGCCATCTTGTGGTGACCATTTCGCCCGCGTCGCACGAACAACTCATCCACCACGAACACATCCGTGATGGTTGTGCCATCCTCAAGCGTGACGCTTGAGATCTCCGCTTTTTCGGTGAGCGCAGCCACATTGGCATGAGTGAACAGCTTATACACGCTTTGGATCATGGCTTCCTGTTTCTCATCGCTCCACACGCGCTCGCGGGTTTCCACCAACCGGCACTTCACCCCGGTTACTGGTGTTCCAAATGCCTTCGAAGCGTTGTTATAAACATTCACGCTCCCGGCAGCGGCGGGCTTGATCGTACAGGTGTGGATCAACGAATCATCGAAGGACATTAGATTGCCTTGAACACCAATCTCTTCATGGCTTTCCGGAATTCGGCATCCCAGTTATCGGGAGCCGTGTAGGAATACTCACCGGCAAAGTTCTCGCTCTTCATCGCGGATCGATTCAGCGTCAGGCGCAATAGATCGATGATCACAGGAATACGTTTGAAGCGATCATCCATCGGCTTATAGGTCACGGTGCAGACTGTGCACCAGTTGGAATTGATCGGTAATCTCTCGATCACGCCGCCGTTGCCCCAAACGCGATAATCATCTGTGGTGAGCTCAACATCATCCTCAACGATGCTGACGACCTCATAGATTCCGGTAGGCAGGAACAACGACATACCATCGCCGCGCAGCGTCTTCTCGATCTCCGGAGGCGTATTGTCTTCTGACCACGGCTCACCGATTCGCGCAGTGATCTGGCTTTCGATCCTGTCAATGATCGCCTGCAGGTCTTCATCACCCAGGGATGTATTGATTTGTTTTTTGGCATCGGCAGCGGTTACAAGAGGCATAGATCATCCGATCCCCCTCTCCCAAATGGGAGAGGGGCCAGGGGTGAGGGTAATTACGCAGTGCCTTCGTCAGGGCTGACGTGCAGCTCGCCCACATTACTTTCAGGGCGGAACCGACCACCATACAGCACAGCAATGACAGCCACGGGAACTGGATTTGTTCCATTTGGCACGGCGATGGACGGGCGCACATACTGTTCTTGCGGGCGATAGATATCGAGCATTGCGGAACCATCTGTGCCAACGGCAGTGGCGAACGCGACGGACGTATCTTTCAGGTCCTGCACAGTGCCCCAGGCAGCATCGTTATCCTGTTGCGCCTTCATGGTGAAGTTCAACGCTTCACCTTTCAAAGCCAGCACAAAGAAGGCGACGCCTTCATAGCCAGCCATATCCACACCCTGACCAACCAGGGTTTCGTTATCAGCCGCCTTGATCACCTGCGGCACGAACTTGGTGTCTTCGAACATATTTTTGAATAACATGGGTTTCTCCTTTCGATGACAAATCTTCAATCGTCAATCGAAAATTGTGAATTGGGTTACGCCTTCACCTTCAGGTGATAGAACGCTTCGTTGGACACGGGCATGCCGTCCGTTTCCAGGCGACCGATGAACCCAACCTGGTTTGTTTCGGCATACAACTCATCCAGGCGCTTGATGCTCAGGTTGAGGGAATCAACGATCCAGTAATACTGGAAGTCACCGATCGTGGCGATCAATTCGTTGTCCTTGTAGGCATCGTTGGCATCGAGACCGGTCGGGTATTGGTCGCTGAGTTCATACGCCCAGTCCAGGATCGTGCTCGGGTGCCCGGCGCTCAAGCCAGGCTGCCACAGATACTGGTTGTTCTGATCCTTCAGCAAGCGCACCTTGCGAAGGAACGCGCGGTTGGTGAGGATGCGTGCGGTTGCTGCATACGCCGCGGGCAGGCTGTACGCCCAGTTGACGATGTCATCCGCTGCCAACACATTCGATACGGCAGTGGTGTACTTCGGAATGCTAGTCCACGAGAGCAACCCCATCGGACTATTCACGCCCTTCCCATTGATGAAAGCATTTTCTTGCGGCACACCAAAGCGGCGACCCATGCGGGTGTTGATCCAGCCTTCGATGTCGATCAGGCGTCCGGCGCGAAGCTCGGTATCGCTGATGAGGATGCGCTTCGCGAGCGGCTTGGGGCTGAGGACGCGACCACCGAAAGGCTTGATCTCATCCTTCGAGCCAGTCTTGACTTCGGTCGTCCACTCAGCATCGGTGAGTTCATTCTCTTCGGTCGGAGTGATCGAGGAGCCGCCAGGGATCGACGGTAGGATGCGGGCAATGCGGCGCATCGCGGAAACCGGCGCAGCCTTCTCCAACAATTCAGAGCGCTGCGTATCAGTCACCAGATACCCACCGGATGAGGCAGGGCTGGTTTGCAGATCTTTGCGATCGACACCATCCAGACCGCCCTTGAAATACTGGAGGCTGGCAATATGACGCTTCGCTTCGGCATCATCGAAGAAACGCTCATCGATGACATCGGACTTGAAACCTTCCTTGCGCAGCAGGCTCTTGGTCTCCGCAGAGATTCCACCGCTCTTGCCTTCAGTGCCGCCACCGAGAGGCAACTGGGTATTGGGCTGGTTGAATGTGTCATCCATACCAGCAGCACGTTCCAGACGTTTGGCTTCAGCGGTCTTGGCTTCGACCTGGTCAAGCAGGTCATCGACCTCTTTTGCCTTGTCGCCTGGCATGTCCTTTTCCTTGAATTCATCAAGGATCGCCTTGGCGCGGATGTGCAGTTGGTTGGCTTCGTCATACAGCCGTTTGATTTTGATTTTCATGATTTTCTCCTTGTACTAATTGGCAATATTTGCGAGCTGTAACTCTGCCGCTCGCAGGCGTTTTGTCAACAGTGCGGAGTGCAGGTTCTTCTGCGGCTCTGCGGCTGTAAGCAGATGATTCAATGCCTCCATCGCTCCTTCCATCGCGGAGATGGCATTCACAACCTTCTCCTTGCTGGCAGAGCTGAGGACTCGCCCCTCTTTCATTTCGGTAACAAGCGCACCCCATTTTTCAAGGTACGTCTTGATCATCGCTTCGTCTGTAGCTTCCGTTGGTTGACTCGTGCTTTTCATCAACGCTGCCTTCACAGCGCGGATCTCCGTCAACGCATTCATACCCAGTGGCACCGGCGAGATCTCGAATAGCTTGACCTCACGCAGATTGCGGACCGTCATTCCGGTGTTGAGGTTTTCAAAGTCGAACTTGACCGCCTCATACCCGAACGATCCTTCAGTGAGCGCCCCATCCTTCATCAACACCCAGGCTTCCTTGCCCCAGAACGAATCAAGGGTCAGGCGACCGCCAGCAAAAAGACCCAGCGAGTCTTCCTTCAGCGTCGAAGGCGGCGGACCGATCAGCTTGCTCCAGTCATGCGCGTAAAAGACCTTCACGCGCTTGCCACGTTCAGCAATCGTCTTCTGGAACATGCCAGGGTGGGCAATATCCCTGCCGTCATCCACATTTCCAAAAATGGAAAAATGACCTTCGTACTCGCCTTCATTGCCAGTGGCTTTGAACTCCACCACAGCGGATTTGTATTCGATATCGTTTTCCATGTGCAGCTCCTTAAGCAGTTTGCTCAAAAAATTTTCGCGCTTCATCGAGCGTTTGAATGACCGTCAATTTCACAACGCCTTCACCATCACGCATGACCTGATACAGCACGTCAGTTTCAGGATGCGCAAAAGCCCGAAAGTAATCCGCGTCATAACGCACACCTTCGATCACAATGATTTCATTTCCCTCTTGCGTATATTCGCGTTCGATGCTCAGAGGCTTTTGCTCGATATGTGGCATGGGTCGGATCATGTTATTCATGGTGATGGTGTACCTTCTTGAAAATCGTTTTTCTAGCTTCGAGGGCTACGGGAGGATGACCTGCTCCATAAACCCAAAGCCAGACTGTGCCAAAGAACAGAGCTGAAAACCGTTCGCGCCATGTCAATTTCCAGCATGAAATATTGCATTGAGGATCATGATATACAGGCAGGTCGCCGCATTCCTCTTCACTCATGCCTTCCGGTCGCGCCAGCACGGCATTGGATTCATCAAATTTTGAAGGTTTCATTTATCCTCGTTTCCTAACTGCTAAACTTCGCGCCAAATGCCGCGCTCCAAATATCCATGCCATTGTTCTCCATCTTGACCGCAGGTAATCAGAATCGATGGCGAAACAGTAATCGTTCCATCTTCATGTTCAGTCACAGAGTGCTTGCTTAGATCTCCCAATGCAAAACCACCACGCCTATTCAACATTGGAGCAAAGCACATCCATCTACTAAGAT